GGCCGCCTTTATTACCATTCGGATCAATTACTTTCAGAGAACTATTCTTCCCCTTTCTCTCAACAATCAATCCATTTGACATGGTAATTTTAAGAGACGGAGGAACGACAGAACCTTCACGAGCTGCCTTGCTAGGTTTGAATCGATTTCCGCCCAATGCCCAAGCAATAGAATCTAGCACGCTTGTTTTACCTTGGTTGTTATTTCCACCAATTACTGTGAGACCAGTAGGTGATGGCTCAACCTTGACCGCTTTGATTCGTTTAACGTTTTCGATTTCTAACTTATTTATTGCGATGCTCATTCACTTAATCCTCTTTTTCATTGCGTTTCTTAAATCCAAGAGTAAGTCCAGTGATACCAGCAGCAATTACTACCAATCCTAGAGTTGACATGATGCCTTCTTTTTCACCAGTATTTGGCAAGACACCACCATAAACTGTTGTTTTTGGCGTCTCTTTGCTCACTGGTGCGAGGTTGTAAGACACTGTGGCAGATTGTGCCACTTTTTCTTTTGGCACTTCTACAGATTTATTAGGCGCCTTTTTAGGCTCTACTGGTTTTTCTGGTGTTGGTTTAGTTGGCTCTTCTGGAATTTCAAGCTCTGGCAAGTCCAAGATAGGTGCATCGTTTGGAACTACGCCACCTTCAAATGGTGGGAGTTCACGTTCTTCAGGAATTCCGGGGATGCCGCCTTGGAATTCCGGCTTATCGTGTACTGGTGCTTCATTCGGTACTGTTCCTCCGTTCCATTCTGGGATTTCCACCTTAGGCGCATCGTTTGGAACTGTGCCAATCGGCTCAGTATATTCTGGTTTCACGCGTTCTTCAGGAATACCAGGGATTCCGCCCTCAAATTCTGGGATGTCAACTTTTGGAGCTTCACGGGGGATTTCAAAAGTTGGCTCTGGCTTATTCTCACCAGACGCATCCCCACGTCCACCGACTAGTTGAATCTTCGTATATGAGACAGCACCGTCTGATTCAGCTTTTAGCTCAATCTTGTTAGTAGGGTTGGTGCTATCTTTTACAGCATTTACAAGTTTAGTCTTGTAGTACAAGTAAACCATTCGGTCTAGTCTATCCATTTTGATTTCAAAGCCATGTTCTGATTTTGAGATAGACTTAACTAAGTCCATAGCTGAACCTTTGTCAATCCAAGGGTCCAAACTTTCAATATTTTTCACTTCAAAGTAGTTATCAACTAACTTTTGATTATCGCTCATGGTATCAATGATTGATACATAGTTTAGTACACGTTTTGCATAGTTAACTCGTGCTGTCCAATTAATCACTGTAGGGTCTTCTTTGTCTTGAAATCCCCATTTCGAAATCAATTCATCATTGCCAATGACTTGCTCTGAACCTACATTGACTGTTACTACAGTACCGTTAAAGTTGACATTTACTGGCTTGCCAGATACAACTTTATCTGTCCCGCTTGCATCAAGTTTTAGACTCATGCTCTTATTCAAAGGGTGTGATTTGAAATAGTCGTTAAATACAGTGGTTACTTTGTTAGTGGTAGCGTCTGCTGTAGCTTTACCAACTACTGCTTTTTCAGGGTTATGCACGTCAAACTCATAAGAGGTCTGGAATTTCACTTCTTGAGGCAAGTCAAAAGTAACCTTGTCCCCTTCATTAACCGGCACGTCGTCCGGAATTTGAATATCTTTGTATTCCACTTCGAATGGTGAGTATTTACCATTCCCGTTAGGGAAGGTAACCTCGACTTCTGGGTTAGAAACTGTAATTTCTGTGCCTTCTTTGGTAACTGTAGTAGGTGCTGCTGGTGCTGCTTCTGTAGCAACCGCTGGTGTTTCAGCTGCTGGTGTAGCTACTTCTGTAGTTGTTGCTGGTGCTTCTGCCACTGGAGCAGTTTCGACTGTCGCTGGTGTTTCCACTGGTGCCACTGTTTCGCTAGGTGTCACCGTAATATTCCCAGCATTATCCGCTGTGTATACGTTTGCTACCGCTGGTTGTGTATCTGCTACCGGTTGAGTGGTTTCGTCTGCTGATACTGCCCCAGCACCGATAAGCAATGCTGTAGCAAGAGCTAGTGTTCCGCAAAGACCATAGGCTTTAGTTTTAGTGAATCCAGTTTTTGCGATTGTTTGAGTGTTGAAAGATTTCATGGTATACTCCTTGTATAGATGTTTTTTCTTGCATGGGCCCTAACCCATGCTTTTTTTAGTGCTCTCAACGTGCACCCAACGCCCCACCGTGTCATGTTTTTCAATGTTTTTATTAGACTTTTTGGGGAAGATTAGGAAAAAGTAATTTAGTAAAGTTTTTTTGGGAAAAAATTATGGGTATAAGTTACACTCCACGGTAGGGCCATGGCTGCACGCTGAAAGATGTTGCTATTTGGTATATTTCTGTTTAAGTCGTTCTTGTTTTTCTTCGGGTGTCTCGACAACCTCGAAAAAGTATTCTGGCTCTTTGGTTTTTTTCTTGGAAAATAGTTTTCTTAGTAGCTTCATGAGTTACCCCACTAACTGATCCAATGGCAAGCCATGGTCAGCGTTGAATCGCTCAGCTTTAGCTGTGTATGATTCCCATTGTGGAACTACGTAAGTTTCAGTTTCTTGTTTTTTGTTTGACCAAATCCAATTAATAAGTTTTTTCATTGTTGTTTCTCCTTCTTGATTAAAATACATGGACACCACGCTCAGCCCATTTGTCACGCAAACGGTTTTGAGCGTCACCGTTATAGCTGCAGATATAGAACGTCAAACCAAGATTTTCATTGCTGTGGCGTTTGTTGATGAGTTCTTCTTTGTAAGCCTCAGCGAACGCTTTGACCTCGTCCAAGTTTTCACCGCATGGGTAGAATAACCAGTCGTTATCTACCACAACGTGCCAGTTATTACCGAGTACAGTTTCGATTTTCTTATATTCAAATTCAGACATGATGTTGCTTTCCTTTCTTCTTTTCCCTAACCGCACTAGAGAACTAGTGAGGATTTTTTTCATAGATTTATATATTTAAGGAGACAATTATGAATATCAAATCGTTGTAGTTTCAGGTAGGTATTGCTTGTATCTCCTCACTAGCTCACTGCTACGGCTAGGGTTGTTAACTTTATTTGAATCTGTTTTTGGTTTTCCACTCGATGAAGGATTTGAAACCTTCATAGTTGATGAAAACCAGTTTGTGTGTTGGGTTGAATACATAGTCTTGGAAATCTTTGTTATCCCTCATTTCACGAATGAGGTTTTTTGCCATCGACTTGCCTAGACCTTCCCACCGCTGCATGAGATGGGCATAGTCTCCCCACTCAGCCGTTTCATTGATTCCGACTGGTCGGTAGGTTATTTTCATTTGTTTAAGCTCCTTTCATAATTTTAATTATTAGGTTCAAGTTCTTGAACTTTGTAGTTAAAAAAATATCCTACGATATCATCGGGTGAGATTTCTAATAATTCGGCAGCTTTTGCAATTTCGTCATTTTTCCAACTTGACTTTCCGTTGATTTTAAACGAAAACGTTGTCGGAGTTAAGCCGATGGCTTTTGCAAAATCTTCTTGCGTTCCATATTTTTCAATGATACGCCCTTTTAATTTAGCGTAGTTAAATCTCATTGAGTTCTCCTTTCTAAGTTCAATCTCTTGAACTTTATGGTTTTATTTTAATCCTTCTCTTTTTATTTGTCAATAGTTTTTGTTCAATTTTTTGAACTTTTTTTAGATTTTTCTTGAACTTTTTTATTTTCTACTATATAATGTACTCATAAAAGGAAAAGGAAAAAATATGAAAAATACTACTGCTTCACGTTTGCAACAAGTAATGAGCGAGCGGAATTTGAAACAAGTTGACGTGATTTCTCTTTCGAAAGTGCATCAAAAAGAATTGGGTGTAAAACTTGGAAAGAGTGCTTTGTCTCAATATATCAATGGAAAATCAACACCAGACCAAGAAAAGTTGGTGCTGCTTGCTAGGACGTTGGGGGTATCTGAAGCGTGGCTCATGGGGTATGATGTCCCTATGACGAAAGAACAACCACAACAACCCAACACCCACGATATCGACGAAATCATAGCTAATGCAATGATGTTCGATGGTAAACCATTGAGCGAACATGACAAGCGTGCCATTCGTGGTATAATTGCCGGCTATATGAACAGCAAGGAGAAATAAACGTATGGAGAAAGAATTGCTTGAGCAGTTCGGTGTCTCTATCTGTGAGTTTGATTCTAGCCAGTGGCCACGAGATGGGTTCCTAGACCCTGTTAACCGTGTGGTTTACATCAATAGGGATTTACCCGCCGAAATGCGTTTAAAGGTAATCCTGCATGAGTTAGGCCACTTAGAGCACGACCCTAAACACTATGAGCGTCTACGAGAAAAGTATGAGGTTCAAGCGGATAGGAATATGATTCGTGGATTGCTCGAAAACGAATCCCTGGATGATTTTAATTACTTACACTTTATGGAAAAATATAATCTCACCACGATTTGTGATGAGACTTTTGTAAAAGACGAATATCTAAAACTAAAGGAGATTGAAAAATGTTGAGAAAATGGAAGAATTTAAAACGCTGGCAAAAGTGGGTTGTTGTGCTTGTCTGTTTGGCTGTGCTTGGGAAAGTTTTTGAATTAACTGGACTTGCTCCAAAAACGGAAACAGAACCAGTCAAGACAGTCCAAACCGCTTCGTCTTCTTCAAAGGCAAAACCTAAAGCTAGTAAGCCGTCAAGTAATGCCAAAGCGTCAAGCTCAAAGAGTGAGGAAAAAACTTCAAAAGAATCAAGCTCAGAACCAAGCTCATCGGAAGATAAGCTAAAAGACATTACAGAGGGTCAAATGGGTAGCTTTATCGACTACTTCAAGCAAGATTTGACTGATAAAGGTCTGGATATTAGTACATATAGTTTTTACAACCGTAGCACCATTTTATATATGACTGTGCCTAATGAGTATAAAACATATAGCAAAGCTGACTTACAAAATTTTGCTGATGGAATGCTTGCCAAAGAACATGAAGCGTTCAACGTCTGGGCTGCAATCAATAATGTAAATTATGAGCGTTATCCGATGTTTCACATTAAAACGGATGACGGGAACGCTCTAGCTAGCCAAAAACTCAACGGAACAATGGAAGTTAAAGTTAAATAAGACAATAAAAAAAGCCCTATAATCTCCCTCGCCAAAGTTTGATTATAGAGCTTGTGCATCACAGAAAAAACCGTGTAAACTGAGAGCAGTCTTACAAGTCTTTTTCTGTACCCATTTTACCAAATAATAGGAGATATGACAATGTGGGTAGAACAATTACCGAACGGAAAATATAAATACTTCGAAAGATACAAGGACACTTACACTGAGAGGTGGAAACGGGTATCTGTAACACTCAATAGCGGCTCTAATCGAGCAAAGAAAGAAGCTCAACGCTTACTGGATGATAAGATAGCCCAGAAGATAGAGTCATCCAGCACTACTAATGTATCATTCCATAGTGCCTTCAACGAATGGTGGGGTTTTCACCAAAAGCAGATTAAATTAAGCTCAATCAAGAGCCTTGCAGCGTCCGTTAAGCGAATATCTGACACTATCGAACAAGGAACAATCCTATCAAATATCAATGTCCGACTTATCCAATCCTTACTAGACACGGAAGACTGGACAGATTCACAGAAATATCGTGCTAAGACCGTACTAAATACATTTTTCGATTACGCTATGGATCAACAACTTATAACTGATAACCCCTCGAGGAAAGCACGGTTACCCAAGAAGACCAATAAACTTGAGAAACAACAAGCTGCTAAGAATAAATACTTGGAACCGGACGAATACAGTCGCTTATTGAAAGAACTCTATCGGAAAGATATAACACTGAGATATGCTCTAGCGTGTGAGTTTATGCTCTTAAACGGTTGCCGTATTGGTGAGTTAGCTGGGCTGACTGTTTCAGACTACCACAAAGAGACACGCTCTTTGGATATCCACACCTCTTTCAACAGATATATTCCAGAAAACGAGGGAACAAAAACAGTCGCTAGTTACCGAACTACATACCTCACTAATCGAGAGATGGAAATTATTGACCAGATACTAGAGTTGAAAGTATTAAGTGAAACAACCAATCCAGATTGGCATCATAGCGATAAAATCTTCACGACTAACACTGGTAAGCCTATCCATAGCACAATCCTAAGTGCATCACTTCAACGGGCTAATACCAGACTGGAAACACCTATCGACAAGCACTTGTCCCCTCATATCTTCAGACACACCACAATAAGCATACTGGCTGAAAACAACGTGCCGCTAAAAACCATCATGGATAGAGTTGGTCATGCTGATTCGGAAGTCACTACCAGCATCTATACCCATGTCACACGAAATATGAAAGACCAGGCAGTCAATGTTTTGGATAATATCATTACGAATAACCTTGCCCCTTCCTTGCCCCTCGGATAGAAAAAAAGAACCCTAGGTTTAACCTAGAGTCCTTAGAAACGTTGTTAAATCAACGTTTTATTTTTTCAAGTTGTAGAATGATTTCAAACCACGGTATTCTGCAACTTCACCAAGTTGGTCTTCGATACGAAGCAATTGGTTGTATTTAGCGATACGGTCAGTAC